GGCCGGTAGCGGCGCGGTACTTCCGTCCACACGTAGGACACGTGATGTCGTGCGGGTCGACGATCTCGTCGCTGTTCTGCTCCTTACCGCACTGTGGGCAAGTTACGGATACGCCCATCGTTAACCTCCACTCGTCCCGTACACACCACGCCACTCGGAGAAGCCCTTCGAGTACCGGGTGAAGATCTTGAAGAGCGCGTCACCGGTGAGGAAGTCATCGGCGTTCGCGGTCTCCGGTCTGGTACGCCAGAAGAACTTCAGGTCGTGGCCACCGGCCTCGCTCTGCTGCTTCCTGGGTGCCAGCAGGAACCACTGCCTCGGATTGAGGAAGTACCGGCACTTGAGGTACTCCGTGACCTCGCCCTTCAGGGCGTTGATCTCGTTCCCCGCCGTGTACGGCTTGTACTCGCTCTGCGTGATCTCTCGGCAGGCCCAGTCGAATGTGGGATCGATCACGATCAACGCGGGGTTGATGTCGAGCGGCCTCCCCCTATCGTCGAGCATCGTCGCGAAGCTGTCCAGCGACGCCTGATACGAGGTGAAGCTGAAGTCCGCGTCCGTGCCGGGCCGGTTCGCGATCACCGTGCCGCCGTCCAACCGGGTGTGGGACGTATGGCACAACGCGAGACCGTCCAGTCCGACGAAGCTGGTGCTGAACGCGTTGTTCAACACCGACCACGCGTCGATCTCGACCTTGTACGCGCACGCACGCCCCAGCTCGGCCGCCATCTTCTTCATCACGCCGTAGAGCTCGTCGTCGTACATCTCTCGGGTGATGCGGAAGCCGAGGCCGAAGCTGTTGTGCGTGTAGCGGATGCTGGACCCGATTAACGGGTCGTCGAAGCTGATCGGTGTACCCTCGGGTTTGGGCACCATGCTGCCCAGACCGGCGACCTTGAGTTCCTCTTCGTACGCGCGCTCCGAGTCGTAGGTGTTGAACACCCCAACCCACTGATTGGGCTGGCTGTTGATCTCGTTGAACAGCACGTCGAAGAGGCCAGGCGCCAAGAGGGCACTGAACCCTCCAGTGGTGACTGCCATGTCTGTGTCTCCTTAGCTGCCGACGTTGCCTTGGAAGTTGGCGTACGTTACGCCGAACAGTACGGGCGGTCGGATGTCGCCGATGACGACCTGCTGGGCGTTCTCCACGCTGAGCCAGAAGTCCCAGATCACGGCGCGGACGTTGACCGTGGTCTTGCCCTTGTCGGCGTACCAGAATCCGCCCGCCGCGGACTTGGTGAGACCGACGCCCTTGAACAGGTCGGTGTTGGCGCTGACGCCCGTGCCCTCACTCGCACTCGTATCGAGGTAGCCCTTGAACAGCACGCCCGGCGATGCCAGCTCCACGAGTTGGCTCTTCGCGCCGTCAGTTGCCCCGTTCTGAGCGTCCCTCGTTGCTACACCGAGGATTAGCGCGGGATTCGCGCCACACTCGTCGAGGAAACCGGCGTTCATGAAGACGACGGCGCCCTTCTTGAACGTGCCGCTGGCCTTTTCGGGCGTGTTGCGGCGGGGAAGAGGCGTGCCGAAGATCGTCTGTTGCGACGCCATAGCTATCTTCGCCTGTGTTGCCATCTGTCACACTCCCGGTGCGCTTCGCGCACACCTTCGCACGTTACTTAGTACCTCTACAGTCAGCTACTACTGTGAACTTTCCACGAACACGAGAGGTCTGTCCACGGGCACTTTCACGCCGTGGTTTGCCGCCATACGCATGGCGTTCTCGTTGGCCTGCTTCACCATCGTATCAATGGTAAGAGCGTGCCGTTCTCGCATCTCGCGTTCGCGAGCGCCTTCCCGTTCCTGCCACGTGTCCTCTTTGACACGGTGCAGGACGAGGTCCCCACGACGAACCACCTGACCTACCGTTGACGCGATGCCCGCCGGCGCGGGAAGTAGGGCGTCCTCTGCTGTTTCGAGCACAGGCTCCCAACCCTCATACCGAGCAATCAGTAGGTTCCTGTCCCGCTCGTTGAGCCATCGGTATCGATAGCCCGGTTCCTTACGGGTCCAGTGCAGGTAGTCAGGCCTTGGCGACCGGTCTGTCATAAACCAACCTTCCCTTTGCCGTGTTTGTCGTACTGACGGCCATACCGTCGATTTCCGCTTGCGTCCGGCCTTCGGCCTCGAGCCGACGCAGGTAGTCGTCCACGTTGAGGCCCCAGTGGTTACAGAACTTCCGAATCCTCTCGTTAGCCACCAGCTTCGGGGGCTTCGCTCGCTGCTTCGGCTGCTCCGCACGGGCTGCTGGCGTGCCTGGCGCCGCTGGCGGAGCCGCCTTCCCCTGGACCCGTGGTGGTTCGGCCGGTGGCGGCTCCTCCGGCACCACTGGCTCCTCGTCCGGCGGCGGAGCCGGCGGAGGCACGTCGAACAGCACGCCCCTCGCCTCGTTGTCGTTTCCCTTCACCACGATGTACAGCTGCCTGTGGAGGCCCTGCGTAATGCGCCCTTCCACGGGCATAGGCTTCTTCAGCTCCTCAATCGCCTTCCTGTACTTCTCGTAGTCCGCCACGGGCCGGCCGTTGTTACCTGTAGCGATGAACGCACGCTCATCATCCTGTTCCAGGCGCATGGCCGTCTGTGCCTGTATCGGCGACAGCCGATCGGCGTTGGCAGCAGCTAGCCTGCCCTCAGGCGTCGCTTCGGCCTTCTGTTGCGGAGGCGTCTCGGTCTTTTGCGGCGGGCTGCCGGCGGCTTCCAACGTCTCGGCGTACTGCAACACGTCGCTCAGCTCGTAACCCTTGAAGCGCCCTTCAGTGATGACACCGTTTTCGTCAACCTTCAGTGGCATGTTCCCCCTCAACGAAGCCTTTCAGCTTCATCAGCCTATTGTACACGTGGTGGGCCGCCCCCTGGACCCGTAGGACCTCCCATCGGTCCTCCGAGCGTGCCAGGACTCGGTATAAGTCCGCCAGGTCCTCCTCCGATTCCCGGAGCAGCGCCCGGCGCGCCTCCGGGTGGAGGGCCCGCCATTGCTCCTGGTCCACCCGCTCCTCCCATCATCGTCTGCGACATTGTGGCCAAGGCCTGCATGACCGTCGGCACTACGGCGTCGATCTGTTCGATCTCAAACCGCTCTACGAACTTCTTTATAATGATACCGGCGCTGGTCATCACTTGCATGGCCAGCATCTTCTGCGGCGGCGGGAACTGTGGGTTGAGGACCATGCCGCCCAGCTGCATCAGCCTCATGTAGTAGTCGTTGAGCACCTGCATCAACAACTGTAGGTTCTGGATCTCGAGATCCCTGTTCACGGACTCGCTCGTGATAGTCAGCTTGAGGCCCAGGGTCAGACGCGGATCGCCAGGAGGGAACTGAATGTACTTCCCCGGCGCCCATTCGTACCCGTCAGGGCGCATCTGCTGTTCCTGGGCAATGGTCAGGTACAACAGCTCCTCGATCGCATGCCTCATATCGTCGATGCTAACCCAGAACCGTTGGTTGCCCTCGGCGATCAGCGCTGTGGTTCCGGTAGCTGTAGCTCGTGAACCGACAGTAGCAGACTCGATCCCCATGTTGTAAATGGAGACTCCCGTTCGTTTCTCAACAAGCGTTGAAGCCTGCTGTTCAACTCCGGCGAGGCTGGGACTTGGTTCACTGATGTGGTAGATGGCGACGTCTTTGGTAGGGTTGGGTGTAACAATTTTCTTCCCCGGATAGATCTCCTCGTTCGGAGACACGTTGGTCTCAGGCGACACAACCACAATACCGGCGTTGGCGGCGGTGGCCGCGTCGATCACCTGGTTATGCGCGGTGCTCGCCTCTTCCTGCAACGGGAGCGCTTGCTCCGCGATGCCCATCGCCGGTACCTCGTGCGCCTGGAGCAGGAACGGTACCTTCACGAAGTGCCGGGCCTTGCCGAAGTACGGGTTGTAGATACACCGCAGGAGCATGTCTCCGTCCAGGGAGTACATGATGATGCACTCCTCGAACACCGGGTCCGACTCGTCTTCCGCCTTCTGGGGGATCTCCAGCATCATGTACAGTTGCCACACCTCGTACACGTCCTGGGTGTCCGCGCTCAGGCCCTCGCTCTCCTTGTTCACCTGCTGCCGCTTGTCCTCGCGCTGCTTCTTGTGCGCCTTCAGCGGCGTGATGTCCTCCAGTGTGAACAGGCCCTTCTTCTTCATGTCGATGATCTCGGCCCACGTCAAACGGAGCCGTTCACCGAACCATGGGAGCTGGTACCAACTGTCGAAGCCTGTGGGCCACACCACATCCTGTGGAGCGGTGGTATACCAACGGACGCCCTTGTACCCCGGCACCGGCACGGCGACCACGTCGTTCATCGGTCCGTACGCGTGGTACGTATTCTCGTCCTCGACCCACAACGGCTTGATGAACGCGTCGCCCCACAACGGCATGTCGAAGAACACGGTGCGGAGCTGATCGCGGGCTCCACTAGCCTCGAAGTAGTGCTTGCACCACTCCCTCACATGGGCATCGGTAAGCTCTTCCCCATTGGACATCTGGTACGGTGTTTTCATGTGGAGGTGCGCTTCGACAGGATCCACCGCACCCAGTATCGACTTCTGTAGCCGCGCCGAGACGTTGTCCACCGCGATTGCCACGAGCGGCACCACCACGTTGCTGGCGTCTTTCCAGGGCCAGTTCTTCTTGGGATGTTTGGGGATCGCCTTATAGGCACGGTGCCACTCGGCGAGTCGCTCCTCACGCTCACTGTGCGAGTCGAGGGCGGCGCTCAGCTCGGTGTACACGTACTCCTTCACCTTAGCCTCGGCGCCCTCAATCGTAAGGTCGACAGGTACAGTTGGTAACACGCGCTAGTACCTCTACCGCCGTCGGATGCTGTTCAGCGTTGAGTGCTGTTGATGCCCAAGCTGATGCCGCAGGCCGTCCGGTGATACGGAGATGCCGCGTAGCGGATCGAAGTCCGGCAGACGCGACTTCTCCGTTGTCACCGTCCCCTCGTTGCCTGCTACATACCGGTCGATGACCGGCCGATTGGCCTTCCGTTCGCTCCCACTCCGTGGGTACGGCCGCCCTTTGTGAACGGTGGCTTTGTCCCGGCGGGGCGCAAACCGGGCCCTTGTGGATCCCGATTCTTGTTCTCGTGGCTCATCCCGTCGCCCATCGGCATTTCCCCGGCGGTCCGACTTGGCTTGAGAGGTGGGTACTTCCCTCCGTTGATGTCTCCCATCTGTGTTAGCTCCGTGTTTCGAGTTACGACCGTCCTCCAGTGACCGTGACGCAGGACGCGACGCGCTCAGTACTTTTTGGGCTTTCCTTTTCCGCCACGCATCTTCTGCTTCTTTGACCTTCCCATGATCGCGCGCTCCTTTGAACATAGTCCCTCTACTTAGTACCTCTACTTAGTACCTCTACAGGCAGCTACCTCCCTAGTCGTGGCAAAGCGACGTGACCCAAAAAGGTCTGTAAGAGCCACAAGCAGAGAGCTATAACTACGACCACCCGGAT